ATAACTCTTATTTATAAATCTAGGTTACTAGATAGTAGCGATTACGATGTTCTTATAAGAACAGTTTTAGATACGATTAAGACAGAGCAGCCGGAATTTAATTTTTTAGGCAATAACGCGGTTAAAAACTTTAAAGATCTATGTTTGTCTTTATTAAACGATAGAGAGATTATTAGTAAGGAAACATTGGTACAACAGTTATCTATTATATTAGAACATGATGCTAAACTACTACAGGTGATTAAAGATTCTATATTACCTGATCATGATGATAGTTCTAACAAGAGAATGGTGACTAACTTAGTTAAGAACTTAAACAATTATTATAGAGAACAACTAGCTGTTAGTATACTTACTAAAACTAGTTATGACCTTAAGTTCAATAGACATAAGATAAGTAATTTTAGTGAATATCTTCAAAATGCATTAGCGGAGTTAGAACCACTTACTAGCACTATAACTACTACTAAAGATCCTGCTGTTGTAAATGAAGTAGATTTCGAGAACGAAGGTAGCCTTGATACTGTATTTGAAGAGGTAAGAAACATTAATAATAATACTGGTATTTATAGGACTGGTTGGCAAGCTGTTAATAAGATGTTACAAGGCGGCATAAGGCGAGGAGAGATGATGGGTATACAAGCCTTAGAACATCGATATAAGACAGGAACTAGTTTGAGCTTATTTATTCAGATAGCTTTACATAATACACCTATAGTTAGTAAGGAAGAAGCAGAAGGAAAGAAAAAACCTTTACTTTTAAGAATCTCTTTTGAAGACAGTTTAACTGGTAATCTACAGTTTATCTATCAGTATTTAAAAGCAGCAGAAGGTAACCCTGTTTCTCATAAAGATTTTAATACTTTATCAGCTAGTGAAATGTCTAAATATATACTAGGTAAATTAACTGCTACTGGTTTTCATATTAAGATGATGAGAGTTGATCCATCTCAGTGGACTTATACTCATTTATTTAATAAAATTATAGAGTTAGAAGCACAGGGATATAGTGTTCATTTATTAATGGTAGATTATTTATTAATGATGCCTACTACCGGCTGTGTGCAGGGAGCTACTGGCACAGATAAACGAGATTTAGTGAGAAGAACAAGAAACTTTTGTTCTGCTAGAAATATAGCCTTTATTACTCCATTTCAGTTATCTACTGAAGCTAAACAGCTTATAAGAAATGGAGTACCTGAATATCAGTTTGTTAACGAGATCGCCGAGAAGGGTTATACTGACGGAGCTAAGACTATAGACATGGAATTAGATGTAGTCTTGTTAGTTAATGTCTTTACTCATAAACGTAAAAAATATATTACCTTTAGAAGAGGAAAACATAGACTACCTACTGTTATAGCCGATGAAGATAAGTACTGTATATACAGATTTCCTGGTTTAAATATACCTGTTATGGAAGATCTTAATAAAGACGATACAAGTTATCGTAATTTACCTAGAGACTATGACGACGGTAGTACTAATTTGCTATCGGAGGTTTTAAATTAAATGAATATATACACTTATAGAAATACTACTACTAGGGTACAGTGCCCTAGGTGTAGTAGTTTAAATATTAGGTATACTATCCTTTTTGGATTTAAATACTGTATGGTATGTAAACATGTGTTTTTTCTTCCTTTAACCAAATCGTAGGAGGTACCAAATGTCTTTTCGTTTTATATACATGGGTATAGGTAGTTTGTTGGTCATGTTGTTATTATTAATATCTGACCCAGATGTGCAGTTTATACAGAATCTTCCTATAGGAGGCGGTACATTAGCTATACTTATATCATTAGTAGTAAGTGTATTATGGGTAGCTATGTTACATATTTCAAGAAAAGGACTACTTGACTATTTAAATCTTCAAGAGTACTTTGAAAAAGCTAAACTGACTCCAGAGGGTAGTGGTATGGCTATCATAGGGGTAGGTATCATTATGTTATCTATATCTGTAGTTATACTAGCCGCAACTAAATGACCGTATACTGTCAAGGGCACTCTGATAGTCAAGATTCTGTATTAATAGAACTATCTGTAGATTTGTTCGGGACAGAGAAATATATAGATAGTTTAATTCAAATACTTAAAGACCGTCCTAATTTAGAGGTATTAATTAACAACATTATTTTAAGTAAAGATATTGTTAATATAGATAAGTTTTCAGAGGTTTTAGGAGTTCCTAATAAGGAAGATATAGACAATTTTCTATTTTACAAATACACTATACCAGTAAACGTCAGTGAAAAAGAAGGTACTGTAGATAAATTAAAATATATAGTAGAAGTAGTATCTACTTCTTTAAATAAAGTTATTAAAGTACATTAATTTAGAGTAGCCTGGTTAGTACCAGGCTACTCTTTTCTGTATTTAAAATACGCATAATTACATATATACTAACTGATACTAAAGCCCTAAGAACATATTTTTAGAAGAAATAACTATGAATATTTTCGCAATCGATCAAGATCCTTTAAAGGCCGCGACGCATCTTCACGACAAGTTAGTAGTAAAGATGACACTAGAATCTGCTCAGCTTCTGTCTACAGCCATATGGTCACAAGGGGTAGTAGATTCTAACTTATATAAACCAACACATGTTAATCACCCAAGTAACATATGGGTTAGAGCTAGTTTTAGTAACTATCTGTGGTTATTAGAGCACTTCTTATCATTATGTAAAGAATATACATATAGATACAGACGAGTACATGCTTGTGAGCAGATGTATTCTACTTTTTATCGGTATATAGACCTTTTTCCATATGAAGGATTAACGCCATTTGCTCTAGCTATGCCTGATAAGTACAAACAGTTAAATGCTATTCAGTCCTATAGAAATTACTACATAGGTGAAAAAATAATTAATAAGACTTGGACTAGAAGAGCTATATATGAATTAGACAGTTGGTTAAGTTTTAACTTAAATATTAACCAGTTTAAATGTTAGTATTAAAAACCTTCGTTTCATAAAGGAGTAACAAAATGGAACACATTGAATACGGGCAACCGTGGAAGTATCAGTCTGAACATGATTATGAATTAGATATCTCTTTAGGAGAGTGGGTTACAGATGGTAGTTTACCAGACGTTATTAGTTATTCCCAGGCCATAGTAACCAAAGATAGAGTATATTTGTTAGAAGGGGTTATTAATGATTCTTACCCATCTGCTGTATATACTGCTACTATTAACGCAGATGGTACTCTAGGCACATGGACTACTGCTGGTAATTTACCTGTCCCTCTTGCTACGGCACAGGCTATAGTAACTAGAAACAGAGTATATTTGTTAGGCGGTTATATTGATGGTTTTTACTCGTCTACTGTTCATACTGCCCCTATCAACGCAGACGGTAGTCTAGGTACATGGACCACTGGAACTAGCTTACCTGTAGCTCTTGGTCTTTCACAAGCTATAGTAACCAAAAATAGAGTGTATTTGTTAGGCGGTTATGATGGTTCTGGTTGGCTATCTACCGTTCACACTGCTCCTATCAACACAGACGGCACTCTAGGTGCGTGGACTACTGCAACTAGTTTACCTGTAGCGCTTGGGGGGTCACAAGCCATAGTAACCAAAAATAGAGTATATTTGTTAGGCGGTTATATTGATGATTCTTACTTGTCTGTTATATATACTGCCCCTATAAACGCAGATGGTACTCTAGGCACATGGACTACTGTTGGTAATTTACCGGGAACTATTTATGACTCACAAGCTATAGTAACCAAAAATAGAGTGTATTTGTTAGGCGGTTATGATGGTTCTAACTGGCTATCTACGGTTCATACTGCTCCTATCAACACAGACGGCACTCTAGGGGCATGGTCTACTACAGCTAGTTTACCAGGAGCTGTTGGTGAATCACAAGCTATAGTGACTAGAAATAGAATATATTTACTAGGGGGTTGTAATAGTAATGGGTATACACCTACTATATTTTCGGCGCCTATTATTCAGCACACAGACCCAGCTCTAAACTTTAACCCAAACCTAACTAATGTCTTAAATCAAGAAGTAAAATATG